ATACAAAACTCTTACCTGAACCCGATTCACCTGCGAATACAGTTACTTTACCTAGAGGTACGCCTTTGTTGAAATCACCACTAATCAAATGATTCAAACAAAAATTACCTGTGTCGATCCAATCTACTGGATCATGAAAACCTACACTAATTCCATCAATGCTTTTAGTTAGGTTGTTTCTTAACTTCGAAAAATCAAACGGTTTTACCATAAATTACTCCTTGTATAGAAAGAGGAGGGGGACTATGCCCCCAACTCAGTTAAGACTGTTCTTGAGTCTTTTTTTGTCTAATCATCGCCAGAATGTCTTCTGCTTTTGGTTTGCCACCATCTTCATTAGTAGTTGCACTTGGTGAAGGAGGTTGAGGAAGTGCATCTTCTTCTGCTTTAGGTGGAGTTGCAGGAGCCGCAGGTGTCTCTGGTTGACTGACTGCAGGCTGGCTAGCCGGTTGACTTTGAGGAGTTGAAGTCGATCCCGTTGCAGGAGCATCTATGCCATATGGCCTAAAATACTCACCGAACTTAGACGTATCATACAACTGCCCATCAACACTTGCTTCAAACATATCTTTAATAACTTCCAACTCAGTAGCCGAAGGCTTCTTCGGAAGGAAATCTTTCAGATGGAACAAACCATTCTTTTCAATGGCTTCTAATTCGTTCTCGCTCAGTGTACGTTCTTTACGAGCCCAATTAGAAGTTGAATAGTCTGCATACTGACCTTTCTGTGTCTTTGTAAGACGGAAATCAGTACCACTAGTGTAATCCGTTGGAAGTTCTTCCATCTCCGGATCCATTAGTGCCGCTTTGATGATTTTAAAAATACTTGGATTAATTACAAACCTACGAATTGGATTTTCTGGTTTGTCCTCTTCGTTCAAAGGATCTGCTGATACAAAGCCTTGGAAGATGTAAGCACGTTTTTTCCAATACTTACGTCCAATAGCCTCCATGCTTGGATCTTTAAACCAAGGTCTTACCTGTGATAAGATCGGACAACTACCAGTGTTCTCCCACATTTCCATACAAGGAACGTTTACCGTTACTTCACGGTTTTCGTCTCCGCCTTTAACACCTGGAAATGTTAGTCGAATGATTTGTCTTTCTTGCCAGAAGAATGTGTTAGATTCGTCTCCATCTGGTAAGAATCGCAATACTGCTGTTGTGTCGTTTGGAATATTCCAAAATGGGTACATGGCCTTATCGCCACCCCCACTTGATTGTCTACCTGGTCCGGTAGAATCTTCTTGAGATTTTAGTTTTGCCCTAAGTTCTGCCAAAGTTGCCATAATTTTTCTCCTATATTAGCCTAAATTTGTGCCTAGACAACACAATACTTTGTTTGTGTTGACAATTATATTTATATAAAATGTTTTTGTCAACCATTAAAACACCTTTTTTTGATAAAAAAGATTATAACCTCATTCGGTTATTGTTGTTTAATATATAACAGTTTTAATTGATTGTCAAGTGTTTTTTTAAATTATTTTGGTGCTGGATTTACTTGGAAGTAAACTTCAGGATCTTGTGTTGGAATTATTGCAGGTGGACTACCTGTTACTGCACCCGAAGCAAACAAATTAGCAAGATCATCACCAGAAGTAGCAGTAATCATTGAATTTGTGCCAATCGATATACTTGTTAAGAATTTCCATTCACCGCCCATATCTGGATTTGCTTTGTACCAATCAAAGTTAGCACTGATATAAGCACCCATTACATCTTTAGGAGATGCACCTGGTTTTTGGAATACTGCGGTAATAGGATCTCCAAACTTACCAAAAACATTACCAAAAATTGCTTTACCAATTTCTGCCCTACGAGCTTCAGGTAATTTTAAACTATTACAAATTCTTGTGAAGTCAAACACATTGATAGATTTCTGTGGTTTATCCGGCTTGCCTCTACTCTTGATTACTTCATCGCCTGTGTCGTGTCCGCCTGTGGCATATCCGTTTAAAGCATCGGTAAGATCTTCGAATTGTGCAATTATTTGTTTTGCTTTTTCTGGATTTACTCCGCCTTCACCTAATCTACCACTGCCTTTTGTACTTGCAACTTTAAGTTCTACAGGATTACCGTCAACGTCAATATCACCTTTACCTTTTTGAGTAATGTTTTGACTTAGAATAGCAAGAGCGTGTTCACCTTTACCAGCACGAGCCTTACCCGCACCGTAATCTAAAAATTCTAAGAACATTTGGTAGTTCAGTTCACTGCCTTTGAACAGTTCCATAACATTGTAATGACCTGTTTTTAAGAATAAATCATGATTTACACAATTATTTTTTTCTAAATCATTTACAAATTGTTGTTTTTGTCCTAAATTCAATTTTTTAGAACCAACAATTTTACCTGATATTTCTTTTAATGCTGTATCGTTGTATTCCTGTTGTAGTAAACCGTCAACAATAGGAGAGAACCTGTCAGTAATACCTGATTTACTTACGATAGTGTAAACTCTATCCAAAAGTTTTACTTGCTCATCATCATTTAAATCAATGTCGTTGATCTTTTTTAGAATTTCTTTCTTTGCTTCATCTGGATCAACATATTCTCGTAAGAACTCATATGCTCTCATGTTAACGTCCTCTTACAAACCTGATCTTTGTAGTAAAAGATTCAAATCACCTACTAATTTTTTATCAATACCTGATTCTTCTGTTTCTTGTACAAGTTCACCATCTGGCATAACTTTGTATCCTTCTGGTATTGGCTTGCATTTTTTGTCTGTTCTACAATAGTACTCACCTGGGCCACACTCTTTGTCTTCTTCAATTGATTCATCTTTCATCTGTAAGTGTGCCATTGCACCCATCTGACTTTCTTCTATTTGTTCATAAACATTGTCAAGTGCATTTCTAACATCATTGAACCAAGATATATCTCCACCAAGTTTTTTTACTGACATTTCTAAGAAGCCACCTTTTTTAAACATATTATCAAGGCTTTCTATTTTACCAAATGCATCTTGATAGAGATTTTCAACTCTCTTTTCAATTGGCATTTCACCAAATGTTGCTTCGTTTTTAATATCTTCACTCATTGTTACATCCCCGCTCTAGATTTAATTAAAGCAAGATCTCTGTCTACTGCTTCCTTGGCCATTTTTGGATCATCGCCTTCCATACTAGCCATGCCATCTTCTTGCATACCTTGTTCTGTGAAACTTACTTCAAAACCAACCATATCACTGATTGCTTTTTCAAATCCTGAATCTGTGTAAATTGTCCAAGGTCCATCATGTTCTACGTTTACTGATCTGTAACCTTCATCTGGTTCATCGTCCATGTATCCGCCTGGAGCATGAGGATTATTAATAGTAATTTTTGTAACATTTACTGTTTTAGGATTCTCGCCTTCTTTATCCCAAATACTGTCCATTGCTAGATCTACTGCTTTTTTGACGTCCATAGATTTTGTATGTGAATCTTCGCCAACTATTACTGGACCTTCTTCAACAGATTCTTTTTTATCTTCACGTTCTGCTCTCTTGTACTCAATATATTTGTCGCACATTTCTGGGTCAACGTTATACTTTTCACAAGCCATATCGTGTGCATCTTCTGGTTCCATGCCGTCGTCAACTAAATCCATTTTCATTTTAGAAATCTTAGGATATACCTTTTCAATTTCCATAAAATATTTCATTGTACCTTCTTTAACTGCTTCTGATGCTCCTATTTTTAAATTTACATCATCATACTCGCCATTGTCCATCTTATCTTGTTCCATATCAGCAATTGATTTTGCCGCTAAATTTCTAATCATTCCTGGAAATTTTGTTCTTGCCATTGGACCTGCTTCTTTTTTTGCTACATTATCAATTAGATAACGCCATAATTTAACTGCTAGATCGTGGTCGTATTTGCCTTTAGCACGTTTACGCATAAGATTTTTAATAATTGGCATATACTGTTGTCTGTAAAGATCTCCATCGTTAGTTGCCAATAACTCTAATTCATCAGCAAGAGCTTTTTGTTCCTCTGGATCTTTTTCTTCTGCTACTGATTCTACTTCTGGAAGTCCTGCTCTTGCTCTAATAGTAGCAATTTCATTTTCCATTGCACTTTCAACAGGATTAGCACCTAATACTCTAAGAAATTTTTCTGTTTGATGTACTACCACTGCTGGATCTTCATCAACTAAATCTCTTGCCATAGTATATATTTCTAATGTTTTGTCATCTGCTTTACGGTGCATATTTGCCCAATAGTCACCCATTTCGTCTACAATGTGGTCACTGTCAGTAAAATCATCAGCCGCTTCAGTATGTAGATGTTGTAAATCATCTATCAATTCTTTCTTAAGTTCTTCAGCACTCATTGAATCCGCCGCTTTGATATCTTCTTCATCATATAGATTAAGATCTTCTAAGTCTGTGATTCTAATTGAAGATGCTTCTTCTACTGTATCTTCTGCTAGGCCCATTTCTTTTGCAATCTTATAACGTAACTTGTCTGCATCACCTGGTTCCATATCAGCACTACCTCTACGTCTTGCCTCCATGTCAACTTTACTTGCATTTTCTTTACCAAGTTTTTCTAAGTCACTGAAACCCATTCTACCTTCTTCTTCAATGCTTTCGCCCATCTTTTTTAACTTGTCTTTGATGTTGCTAAGATGCATCACCATTTGTTGGTATTCTGCATCATCCATTTGCGATCCTGAACTATCTGGATTCGGTGGTGGATTTTTCTTAAACCAATCTTCAGCCTCTGCTTTTTGTTTTTTAAGATCTTCTACACTATCGCCTTCTGAAAATAATGCTTTATCGCCTGCA